TGAAGCTCAACTACGGATTTGACTTTGATACCCATTACGCAACCGTCCCATCAATCGGAATCGCACTCGGATAACTGTCAGGGTAGGTGTAGACCACCATCGCGACCGTCAGCTTTGTGCCGTCAGTCAGGGTGATGTTCTGCCCGTTCGTAAGCGTGGAAGCCGTCTCCAGCCGCCACGTAGTTTTGTCCGATGCTCGAATCAAAATTTTCATTCTTATACCTGCGACACATCGACCTGCGACAACGAGAGTCCGGCGCGTTGGCAGATGTCCTTGATGATGTCGCCAAGCAGAGCCGCTGTCGGAACCCCACCACCGCTCGCGCCGAACTGCACGAGAGCCTGAATGTTGGGGATGCGATTCCCGAAGTCAGTCAGGAGAAAATTCTCCCAGACCGCGTAGATGAGACCCCGGAACGCTGGAGTCTTAGTGACACCCTGATCGCCTTGAATCAGCGGATCGGGGTTCTGTGTATTAGTACCGTGGTAGATCGTCGGAGCGGGATATGCCGATAGCTGCGACTCCGTCCAGACCACGCCGCCGTCTGTGACGGACGCACCGCCCGTGGGCCACGTTGGTTCAGTTCCGCCGCTGGTGCCCGCCTGAGTGACCGTCTCAAGATTGCCGTTGGAGTCCACGATGGACTGACCCAGAACGTATGCAGTGGATGCTTCCCACGACCCGGTATCAGCCGAGAGGTTGTCGAACACCACCTTGGCGTCGAACCAAATCTTCAGGATGTCCCCATTCCAAACGTCAGGTGTCAGACCGAATGACTCGCCGAACGCGCAGGCGAAGCTTGCCGTGTAGGTGTAGGTCGTGCTCTTGTACGAAGGCCCGCCCTTTGAACTGTGCTTCGTCGTTTTGCTGTGCTCAACGAGACCCGGCGACCAGATGATGTTCCCGGCGAAGCGGAATCCGCCGTACCCGATGGGGATAGGTGCCCCGTTCGTCGAAGTTGAAACCGTAAGGTCGTTAAGGCGAGGCCCAATCTGATTCGGCAAGTGGATCGGAAACAACACTGCTCCCAGCGCGGTGCCGATAGTGAAGCCCAGCGATGCGCCGAACAGTGCGGCTGCGCCCTGTGTTGAGAACAGCCCGGCGAGTGGCGGCGCGAAGGCGAACAGCAGCGCCACGCCGACTGCGAATCCGATTGCGAGTGCGATCCTTGCCATTACTTCTCTTCCTCTGGTTCCACCAAAACTCCAGCCGCGATAGCGGCTTCGGCGGTTCTCTGCGCTTCTTTGAGCAACTGCTGCTCACGCAAAAGGCGGGTGGTTACCATCCACCCTTTCAAAAATTCGACCCATTTATCGCGAGGGTCTGTCGCTAAGTTGATTCTCATTCTTCTGTCCCCGGAAATTCGAAGCAGCCTTCGATGCGCTTGATCCACTTCTTGTCTAATACGTGCTCCACGACCTTGCCATTGCCTACGTAGGCGTGGATCATCCCGAGACCGCCCTGAAGGTTGGTGACAATCGCCACGTGACACGGAGTCGTAGGTACACGCAGCGTGATCATGTCGCCCGGCTTCATCTGGTCGATAGGCTTCTCGATCAGGCGGCGCTGAGCTTCCTCGTGGACGAAGCGGTCAAGCGGCTGTGCGGAGTAGTTGGCGTTGTCCATCTTCAGGAACGGTCGCCCGTTCTTATCCAACAGATGAAGCTCGTCGCCGACCATCAGCGGCAAGCCTACGCAGTCGCAGGCGTGACCCTTGATGCGTCCTTGGTGCTGGAACGGCGTGCCCAAATACTCGCGTGCCGTCTCTTGAATTTGTTCTCTCGTAGCCATTTAATTTGCCTTTGCCATTGTGCAAAACTCCCCGGCGAAACTTTCCATGCGTTCCCGCAGCACCTCGATTTCTTCCTTGGTGTCGCAGGTGTACGCTTCCCTGATCGTGTGACCCACGGCGCGGAAGACGAGGTAAACGCTGTCCATGCCGCGTGCGAAGTTGTACATCGTCATCTCATCCATTGCTGGCAACTGGCGGATCATTTTGGAATTCCTGCTCCTCGGCGACGCGCCGACGAAGCAATCCAGCTACAACCACGCCGCCTGCGTGATCCCACTTCTCAAACTCTTTTGCCGCACCTACCATGTCGCCCTTGTCAACCAATACCAGCAGCGTGCTTGCCTTGAAGTTTCCGGCTCCAGCGTTGAACGTAAAGTCCACCAGCGCGTCGAATTCCCCTTGGCTCAGCGGTACGGTCACGAGCCTGTTGACTACGAACACCGCCCAGTTGATGTCGTTCTCCAACCACTCTTCGGCTTGTGCTTGCGTGCAGGTCATACCCGGCGTGACGCCCATGGTGTGCCCGTAACCAATCGTCCATTTGCCAATGGAGTCTTGGTAGGCAGTGAGCCTCAAGCCTTCAAACCTTTCTGTTAGAGCGAGTCCGCTTTTGCTGTACTCCATATCAGTGCCTCACGATCTTGATGTAGCCTTCCGGCTTGGCTCCGAGGTGCATCTTCCTCATGTGCATCAGGACGCACATCATTGCGAATTCCGATTCCTCGGGAACGATGTAGACCATTTCCCATCCGCACGTACACACCGCTGAGCGAATACCAGCCTCAATCTCTGCGTCATGTCCCACGCTCGTATTCCCTTGCCGTGATCGTCCTTCCGTCTGCGAAGGTGACCATTGGCTCTACTGGATGCGCCTTGCATCCGTATCTCGGGGGCGATTCAGTCCAAATCTCCGCGTAGGTTTCGCCGTCAACCAGCGTCACCTGCTCCGCGTCTGTGCAACTCATGTCGGCAGGCTTACCGCACTTGCAGAAGTGCAAGTCTTCCGCTGGTGCCAATGTCGTGCGCTTGTTCTCGATCAGTTCCATACGAAACGTTTCGCTCCTTACTTCGCGTTCGGGTACAGCAGGATCAGGTCGTTGCCGGGAATTTGTGGTTCGCCACGGAAGTTCACGATGTTGTTGAACTTCGCTTGGCAGTCGCTTCCCTTGTTGCAGCCCGGCTCGATGGTGAATGTGTCCGAAGCGGCGGGTTGAAACGGCAGCGGCAAGTACATGGTCAGCGTCGTCCCGTCCCAGCTTTTGATTTCGAATGTGTAGTTGCTCAGCACCCCGCTGGTGAAGTGGATGATCCCGTCGCTGAACCAGCCTGCCGGAGCAGGAGTCGTTGGCGTCGAGCTTCCCACCATCGTCAAGCCGGAATTCGGCGTGATGTGAACCGCGTCCGAAGACGAAGCGACCGATCCGCTCTGGCGATACGTCGCCGCGTTCAACATGCAAAGGTAGTGGCTGGTCGGGTCGATGATGTCCGCGCCGCCCGATCCGCCGCCCGGATTCGAGAACAATTCAGCGCGACAGAGAGGCCCGTACAGTTGACCGATGATCGTCGTTAGCTGCTGGGTCAAGCCGCGAATCTCGGCGGTGAAGATGCCGTTCGCCATCTTGATTTCGCCAGTCGTACCAGAGCGCAGCTTGATGTCACCCATCGTCAGGTCGTTGTAGTTCACGACACGGATGTAGATGTTGGCGTTGTCCCACAGACCAGACCGCACATCCGCCTCGGCAATCGAGTCCGCTTGCAGGAAGCCTGTGACTTCGAGGTTGTCCGGGCTTGCGTCCGACTTCGAGGCGTTCGCCGTGTTTGTCATGCCCGACCCGGCGAGGTAGGTCACCGTGTCCGTCCCGTCGTTGTAGACGATGTCTTGGTCGTGTGTGGTGAATCCGAACTTGGTTCCGTCTTGGCGCACCACTTTCCACAGCATGGCAAGAGTCGTCGTGCCAAGCCCGAAGTGCCCCATTAGTTGCGTGGAAATGCTTTTCATTAGTCTCCGCTTTGTCCCGGTTCGATTCGAATCTCGATGATGTTCACCTGACTCCACGTGACCAAGGCGTTGCCGCCGTGTACGTCCGACTCAAGCACCTGAGCGTTGGTCATGTCGTCGATGTCGAAGCGCACGGGAAAATGGAACTGCCCGTCCGCCGTGATGATGTGTCCCGCTGCCGGAGGAGTCGTGAAAGTCACGATGCCCGTGGTCTGGTCGAGCGTGTATTGGAATCCGCCTGACACGAGGTATCCGGCGCTGTGCGTCTGGAGCACGGCGTTGTCATAGACATTCACCGTGTCGGTCAGGCTGTTGCCTTGGAAATCCTTGACCAACGATGTGATCGGCTTGTTGATGACTCGGCTGTAGGTGCGCGTGTTGGTCGTGTACTTCTTCACAAGCTGGAACGTGGTCGTGACACCGTCCCCGGTGCCGATCTGGACTCCGGCGAAGCTGAAGTCCAACGCCCAGAACAAGCGCCATGGATCGGCTTTGCCGCCGACGTTCATGAAAAAGTTGTAGACCAAATCGAATCTGTCTTTCGGTATGTCGTTCAGCAACAGTTGCCACGTACCCTTCGACTGCACCCAGTTGCGGTTGCGCGTCTCGAAGCCTGAGAAGCCTTGGTTCGTGAAGGTGTTGAACGCAGAGCCGCCCGTTGACGTGAAGCCAATCGTTCTCGGAAATTCTGTTTCAAAGAAAGCCATTTATCCGTTCCTCCGCGCCGAGCGCAGCGCAGCATTCAGCCCGGTCGATGTGATCTGATCTTGCGACTGGCGGAAGGAGTCCGGGTTCGGCGTACTCACGTTGAATGTCTGGTAGACGTTGATTCCGCTGCCTCGCGGTTGTCCCGCCGCGTTGGGACGCTGCAAGGCGTCGTTCGGGATGATCGTTCCCGCTGTACGCGGTACGAACATTTCCTGACCCTTTTCACCGACAAGGTATGCGGTTCCTGCATCGACGCTGCCGCCCGAGGCGTGACCGCCGCCGAACACGCCGCCCGATCCGAAGACGCTTCCGCCGCCGAGCGACGAGAAGAAGTCCGAGTTGTTCAGGAAGCCAAGACCGAGACCGATCAGGCTCTTGAAAAGTTGGTTCAGCGCAAGCTTGAGCAGCATCGTCTCGACGGATTGCACGAAGCTTTGGAAGCTCAGCTTGCCCTTGGCAAGACCATCAGCGAGGGTGTTGATGAATCCGTCGATGGTGCTCTTCATGACTTCGTTGACGGTCTTCGCAGCCGTCGTGCCGTCGTGGACGTATTCGTCGAAGAAAACCTTGAAGCCTGCCGAGACGGAATTCGTCTTCAACAGCAGGTCATCCATGTCCTTCTGCTTCTTCAATTCTGCGTCGTGGATCAGCGCGTCGATGGCAAGCGTGGACTGCCCGTTGGCTACGATCTTGACGCGAAGCCTCTCAAGCTGGTTGATTTCGTCTTGGATGTTCCCGAGATTCTGGACAGAGCCGACCTTAGCTGCTGTCGTCCTTGCCAAGTCAGCTTGCTGGGCAGCGGTGACGGCGATGCGATATTTGTTGACCGCTTCCGTGCTCTGGTCGAATGCTGGGTTGCGTGTGTAAGCAAGCACAGCCTGTTCGACGTTGAACTGGCGCAGGGCCTCGGCTCCCATCAGTACAGCAGCGGCGTAGCCTTCGGCTGCGGTAGCATTGCGGTTGAGATTGGTGATCGCCTCGGTGGTAGCCGTCGCACGCTGGGCTGTTTCGAGGTTGTGGAGCGCATCTACTGAAGCGTTGAATTCCGTGTTCGCGTTGGCGACGGCGCGGGAAAGCTTCTCAAGCTCCGCGCTGCTTGTCTTGCCGGACGTCGCAAGCTTGATGAATTCCGCTTGGAGCATCGCGACCTTCTCGCGTAGCGGGTCAATCTTGGCGCGGTCTGTGGCGGCTTGGATCGCTGCACCACCTGCTTCGAAAGCGGTGCCCAAGTCGCGGACAGCCTTGGCTTGCTCGTTGGTCTTGAACGCCTCGTCGGCGAGAGTCTTGCTCAGTTCGTTGGCAACGGTTCCGAATGCCTTCTCGATTTCGATCTGAAGGATGCGTGCCTTCGTGAAGTCGCTGATAGCTTTGACGTGCTTCTGCTGAGCTTCGATGTTCAGCTTGTCGATGACACCCTGTGCTTCGGCTGCGGCAGTCGCTTCGATAGTTGCGGCTGTGGAGCCTTTCTGCGAAGCTGCAAGCAGCACGACCTTATCGGCAGCTTCCTGCAACAGACCGATCTGTTTTGCCACAGCCTCATTGAATTTAAGCTGGTCTGCGGATGGAGGAGTCGGAGCATTGCCCGTGGCGGCTGGTTTCTTCGCGATCTTGTCAACGGTCGCGTTCCAGAATTCGACGACGCCGTCGCCATACTCTTTCCAAATTTTCAACTGCTCTTCGGTGGAACGCTGGTTGTTATCTTTCAGCGCAGCGTTCATCGCAGCGATGTCGTTCTTCGCTTGGTTGAAATTACCTTTCAAGGCAGCAGCAGCGGCATCGCCAAGTCCGCCAAATACGATGAGAGTCTCGGCACCCAAATGCTTGATGAAATTGCCGAGTGAGTCGAAGAACGTTTGCACCGCGCCGAATGCCACGATGAACGCCTTGCCGATGACTCCGGCTGCGTTGAGCACGTCCTTGAAGCGACCGTTAGTCTCTTCCGCTCCGCTGGAGATGTTGTCGATGACCTTCTGGAGAGCGGGAAGCATCGTGGTCAGAAGCTTGTTCGCTGCGCCTTCCACGGCTGCCTTGACCCGGTTCATGCTCTCTTCGAACTTCTTAGCTGCCTCGGCTTGGTCGTCACCGATGACTACACCGAGCCTCTGAGCTTCTTTGATCAGGTCGGCGATACCGTCCCTGCCCCGGTTGAGCAGTGGAACCAATTCGGCTCCAGCCTTACCGAAGATTTGCATTGCAAGCGCGGTCTTCTCCGGCCCGTCCTTGAAGGACGCGAATTTCTCGGCGAGGCTTTCGAGGATGGTGGTTGTCGGCAGGAGCTTGCCGTTGGCGTCGGTGATTGTGACGCCCAAAGTCTTGTAGGCGTTGGTAGCGTTATGTCCGCTCGTGACCGCCTTGTCGAGCGACTTGGACATCTTTTCCAGCGCCTTGTCCAACGACTCGGTGCTGACGCCGCTCTGCTTGGCGACGTATTCGAGACCAGACAAAGCTTCAACGGTCACGCCCGTGGCTTGCGCCATGTCGTACAGACGTGCTGCGTTCTCGGTCTGCTTGTCGAGCAGCGCGGCGAGTGAAGCTTCGATAGCGGTGAAAGCCGCCCCAACCGATGCAGCCGCAGCGGTCAGCGCCTTCTCGATGTTTGCACCCGAGGTGAGAGCGATCTGCCCCGCTTTGTCCATACCGCTGACGAACGAAGCCGTGTTGGCTTGTAGGTCAACGATCAGTGTTCCGACTGTTACTGCCATGCTTTATTCCTTCCATTTCCAGTTCGGAAATGTCTCTTCAAAAATCTCTTCCACGTCTTGGAAGCCTTGCTTATTCAGTCTCGCGACGAGCGTCTCGCGAATCTCGCTAACGTCTTGATTCGTGAACGCCGAAGCCACGGTGACCGCAGCCATAATGTGTTGCTTCAACTTCTCGCGAATCTCGGTATCCTTCGCGTTCGGCACAAAGTCCCAAGGAGTCCACGTCTTGGTGCTCGACTTCCCGGCGACATTGGCAACCATCGAAGCCGTGATGCCTGCGAGATAAAGCTGCTCTCTGAACCTCGCCTGCTTCCTCTTCAGCAGCGCGATGAACATGCCGGGCGTCAGATGCCCAAACTCATTTTGGTCAAGCCCAAAGTCGTACCGGGCAACCGCCCACAGTTCCGTCCAGCCTTCAGGCGGCTCGTCTAAGCGACGGCTGGCTCGATGGGGTTTGGCTGTGTTTCCCCCAGCAACTTCGCTGCTTCCTGCTCCTTGTTAGCCTTCTCGATTGCCTCAAGCACGCCCGGATAGGCGGCTTCAAGCAGCATCGCGTAGATGCTCGTGTACATCGGCGGTGAGAACCACGAGCGCACCGTGCGCAGGTTGATGTCGCCGTGGAAGCGGTCGAGAGCGCCCCAGACCACCACAGTCAGGTCGGAGCCACTGAGACCGAACCAATTCTCGTGCCGGGACAAATCCTTATGGATCGTGTCGCTGATCTTCGCGATGGCGTTGTAGTCCAGCACAAGCTGGTATTCCGTCGCGTTGTCGCCGTTCTTGACGACGACTTTTACGACGGGCAGTTCGAGCGCCTCAAGGCGTGTGATTGCAGGTTGAGTCATATATTCCTTCTATCTTTAGGTTTAATACGCGGCGGACGCCGCTTTGATGCCCGGAACCGGGCTGCATCAGCAAATCCGCTGAGGCATGATGGGCGGTATGTTTAAGTGACCGCCGCCCCGGTCTGTAGCTCGATTTGGTTGCCCCGAAGGGTGTCGAGCTTGACGATGCTTACTAATACTGCTTTACGGCTGACCTTCGTCGTCCATTTCCGAGTCGTCGTCAATCGGGAAGATGGAATTCGGTGCCACGAAGGGCAGGAACGTTTCGGTGTACATGACGTCCACTTCGAGCAGGTGCCGATGCACATAGCCGCTGGAACCCGGCTCGTAGGGGAAGTCCATGTCACGCACGATGATGCAGCCGTTCACGGCACTCCCATCGGGAAGCGTGCCGGAGAATTGCTCGAACAGGGCGCGTACCGCATCCGAAGTCTTCACGGAGTCGATGTACTTGCTTGCGTAGGAGTCAAACTGGAACCGCTTCTTGCGCAGACCGGATGTGCCTTGGAAGTGCGTCCCCATGTCGTCGGTGATCACCACCGTCCACACGATCATCGGCATCGTCGCGTTCTTAGGCGCTTTCGACCCGAAGATGCGTCCCTGCACGTAGCTGGTGACGCCGGGGTCTTGCTTCAACCGTTGATAGATTCCGATTTCGACCGGAGGCATCGCTATTCCTTTAGAGCGTTAAGCTCGTACTTCAAATTTGTGACGAAGGCATCCAGCACCTCGTCCTTGGTCTGCTCGAACGCGGGGCGCATGAACGGCTGTGCCTTCATGAACCTCGTGCCGAATTCTTGGAAGATGCCGTAGTAGGCTTTCTTCGACGGCCCAACCATCACCTGCAAAAATCCTTCGTCGCCGCCTTGAGCCTTGCTGCTCATGGTGATCTGCGACCGCAGGAACCCAGTGAGAGCCGGAGCGCGTTCGCTGATGGCGTTCTCCCAAATATCGGCAGCATCCTTGGCTGCCCGGCGCAACGTCCGCTTCGCAACCTTCTTGGTCTCGTCGCGGAGCTTCTGCTCCAGTTCCTTCAGCCCGGTGATCGTTACCTTCGCATCGCTCATTGCAGGTTCCCGTGCATCATGTAGGCGAAGAGCAGTTGCATCAGGATGATCCACGCCAGCAGCGAACAGGCGAAGAAGAGCCAACCCCACCGCTTCTTATGTAGTGAGTACGCCGCGCAGGCTGAAATCACTGCATAAAAGAGTAGAGGGATCATTGTTCTCCGGGCAGTCCGTCGTTCCTTTCGAGGCATAGCAAAGTAAGCTGATACTTGCGCTCGTCCATGTCCTGACGCGCTTGGATGACGAACGTGCGCCCGTCCTGCATCTGCACGTACATATTCGACTCGACAGGGATGTCGGGGTAGTTGATGACCACTTTGTGGGTCACCTGCGCCACGACTTCCTGCGCCTTTTCCAAATCCTTGCCCTGAAGGATCGTCACCGACGCCCATGTCTGGAACAGTTCCAGCGGGGCGAGGAATTCGCCTGCGTAGTCACGCTCGGGGTTCTCCTGAAGGACGGTGACGTACTGCGTCATCTCCCCAGCACCGACGCGGGCTATCCCGTGACTGATCGAACGTGGTTGCATTACGAATGCCTCACTACACAAAACTTCAAAGTCGGATCGCTCGATTGCAGGTGAACGTTGCCGTCTGTCTGCACCCAGCCGTCGAGCACGCTGAACTGGATCGCGATAACTTGACCCGGATCGACAGGGTAGCTGGTCAGATCAGCCGTCCTGCCAATCCGGTCTGGTGTAGAGTTGACACTGAAGGTGTGAGCGACTGTGTCACTGTTCTGCACCAAAAGGATTTCCGTCCCGAGAATCTGGAACTGATCGCCGTTCGCCGGGTCGGATGCGAACACCAAATCCAGCGATCCGGGGAAGAATGGGCTGGGCGAAGGTAGAGACACGGGCACGTAGTTTTGCCAGAGCAGCGGAGTTGTGAGTGTTTCTCTCGGCATCTCTTATCCCCTCGTCGGGCTGACGTCTTCGACCCGGAAAGACCACAAAATATCTTCCATGTGCGACGGCAACTTGCCCGGTGTTCCCGCGACGATTGGTTCGCGGTTCAGATACCAATGGGCGACCATCATCTGGAGAGCAAGCTTCAGCGAGTACGGCACGCCGATCTGGTATGTGTAAGTCGTTTGCTGGTTCGGACGCGCATCCGGCACGTAAGGCGAAGAGAGGTTCGTGTGAACCGTCACCGTTCGCACATCGGTCGGGTTCGGCGTGTAGCCAGCCGTGAAGTTGACGAGCACCGCGTTCGGCACGAACTTCACCGAGGGCCAAAACAATCCGGCAAGCGGGAACAGGCGCGGCTGGAGGTTCAGCGGATCGACGATGAAGTCCACACCCTCGGTAAGGTGCTGGATCGTTCCGTCGTTCGCATTGCCGCCGCTTCCGTCTACGTATGTGATGTCAACCACGTCGGTGAGAGGCCCACGGAACAGCTTGAGCATCTGGCTATAGTTCCAAAGCGTTGTGGAGTAGCGAGGATTGCTGTAGTAATTCGGCGGATACGCCTGTTGCGACATGATCGTGTCCACGTAGTACGGGAACGAATCAAGCGCCTGCACGTAGTTGCGCTGGGCGATAGCCTGATTGGTAAAGGTTTCAGCCTGTTCGCGGGCTGCGGAAATCATCGACGAGATGAGAGCGTCATCCCGCGTGGTTGAAACACGCAGGTAGTTTTTCTGCTCGTCGAGGGTCACCACCTCGATTGGTAAAGATGTAGGGCGGACGTATGCCATCGGTTCTCCTTAAAAGTAAGGCGGCAGGGCATCCACCTTAGAGGTGTGGATGTGTTCCCGACTCCCGCCGCCCACCTTCAGATCGCGATTAAGCGAATACGTTCGGCCCAGTGATTTTGACCTTGACCGTCAGCTTGGCTTCCTTGTCGAAGTTCAGCGCGTGGTCGATAGAAGTCACGATGCCTTGGAATGTGAATGTGCCCAGCGAAGACGGAAGGATGACCTTCCAGTTTTGCACTGCGCGGCTCTCGAAAGCGCCCTGCAAGAGACCCTGCCCGGTAGCTGCCGGGAGGAAGTTTGCGGTGAACAATAGCTCGCCCGCATCCTTCAGCGTGGCGAGGTACTCGCGGTACGCGGAGGGTGACTGCATGTTGGTGACGTCCACAAGGTCAACCTTCGACCCGGTGAATTCCACGGTCTGAACCTCTTCGATCAAGTCGAAGACGAACGGCGACGCGGACGTTTCGAGGTTTACTGCTGTTCCGAACCCTGAAAATGCTTGGCTCATTGTGATGCTCCTTTACTGCCTTCCGGGTGAATTAGCAGCCGACCCGGTGCCGCGACTTACAAAAAATTTAGGGGACGGAACAGGCTGTTTGACCTGCCCGTCCCCTTTGGGTTTCGGTTACCTCAAGAGGCTTTATGCCTGCTTGAGTACGTTGATCGGGTGCGTTCCGGCATCCACAAGCTGCGCGTCGTAACGACCGAAGCTGAGGAGACCGACTTCCCCGAAGTCCGCATAGCGTTCTACGAGGCGCATGATGCTCATTTCCTTCACGCGACGGATGACGTACTTGCTCAGGTCGCCGTAGATCACGGTCGGGTTGCCTGAGAAGAACACTGTCGGAGTGAACGGTGAACCACCGCCGCTCGGCATTTGCTGGTTGATGGAGTACGGCACTCCGAGGATCGTGTCCGGGGAGTTTGCCGACATGCCCGGCAGCCACAGTGGGCGACCGAACTTATCGAGCAGCAAGCGTGCGGACTGAAGAACCTGATCGTGAAACACGAAGCGGGTCTTCGGGCGGTTACGGTAGCTGGGATCGACCGAGTGAATCAGGTTCACGTAGTCGTCATAGCCGATGCTGTTGGTGCCAGTCGCGCCCGAACCGTCTTCACGGCTGGAGCCGACTGCGGTAACCGGGGTTGCACCCGAAGCCGCGATAGCGGTCAGGATTCCGGTTGCCTTCTGGTTGCCGTCGCCAGTTGTGAAGTCGCGGTTCAAACCACGGCCCCAACGGACTGCGAAAGCGTCCTTGACGATGTTGTCGATGGATTCGAAGCTGTCCTGCTCAAGTTCGAGCGAGACGCGGACGACGTCAGCCGTGTACTTCCATGCTCCGAAGAGCACGTGGCTGAGGTTGATGTCGTTCTCGGACACCTGAGTGGATTCACCGATCACGTGCGCTGCTTGCGCAGTGTCGTTCTCAGTGGGCCAGTACATCGGGTTGCCTGACGCTGTGTCGATGACGCGGCAGTCGCCCAGCATGTTGCCGTAAGCCTTGGTCGCAACTTCCAGTTCGTACTGGAAGCCTTGCGGAACCAAGAATGAGGCGTTGGCGGTAAAGGCGGTGATTGGGTTGCTGATTGCTTCCTGCGCACGCTGCTCGTAGGACGGGATGTTGGTCAGCCCATTGCTACGGTCGCGGTGCATCACCTTGCGGGACTCATCGTTGCAGTCGCCGAAGACGAAGTCGTAGAAGCCGCGCTTCTCTTTGTAGATGCGCTCGTTGCGCTGCTCGGCAGTCTCGTACTTATAACGCTTGTCGAGCTTCTTGCCGTCGATGGACGCGGTCTCGGACACGCCGTTGCGGGCGGTACGAAGTTCCTCGTCGATCTTCTTCATGCGGTCGTCGGTCGCTTCAAGCTGACGTGCTTCGTCAAGCTTCAGATCGACGTCTGCCATGATGGTGTCAAACTTTTTGATTTCGTCGGCAGTGGCAGTTCCAGCAGACTTTTTCGTCTGGATTGCACGGGCCTCTTTGTACAGATCGTTCGCTTCGGAACGGAGTTGAACTGATTTTACGGACATGATGTAGCTCCCATTTAGGGCAGGGGTGCCCAATTTGCTTTTGCTTAGCCGGGAGCCGTCCACTGGAAGGCTTGCTATGCTCAGTTGTTTCGCGTTCCCCGCTTAAAGGGCAGGCATCCCTGCGCGACACAACCGCTCTCTGAATAAATACTGCTTCGCGAAACATTTATTGAAAACAGAAACGCCGCCTTGCGGCGGCGCTCTGTGCGCCCGGTGGTAACTCACCGGGACGTACCATTCAGTCTGGGAGACTGAAAATTTACAGTCTTAGTGCCAATTCTGCGAGGCGCAGGCGCATAGCGCGTCCGCCGTCGTCTTCGTTGCTCTCGTCGGTGTCTTCGGAATTTTCCTTGTCAACAGCCTTTTCAAGGGCGTCGAGCAGGGCGGACAGAGCCTTGACTTCGGGAGCGATGTCTTCGGTTCCCTCGTCGTAGGCTTCCATGTCACCGTCGTCGATGGCTGTGGACAGGGTGGACGCACAGTCTTCAAGCGAGTCCATGGCTTCCTGAACCTTGGGCAGCAACGCGCTGATGTCCTGAATCTTGTCGTGGCGCTGTGCGTAACGCTTCTCCCAAGCCTCTTGGA